TATTATATTTTTTATTATTTTGCAACTTCTTTTTTTTATTAGGGCTCTTACAATGTCTTCTAGGTCTTTTTCTAGGTTTATCTCTTTCTACAAAATCTTTAAATTTTCTAGCCATTTTCCTGCGATCTATTTATTAAAGCATAAGATATTACACCATTGATTGTATCAGCAGTTTCACATTGAACTTTAATAGAATCACCTTCCTCTAAAACTAAAGATTGTCCACCAATATTAAATTCAGTAGTATCAGATGCAACATTTTTATGAAAAAATTCATAATCAGAACTTTCAGAAGAATCATTTAACCAAGCTTCTACTAATACATTATTATTATGTTCATTTGTAATATTAAAACCTTTAACAATTGCTCTTGACGCATCATCAATTGTTAAAACAGTTGTTAGATTAGTAGTATTTAATTCAAAACCTTGATTTTTATATTGTATAGTCATTATGATATAAACCAATTAAATGTATCTTGTTCGTTTTTTATTTCTCTTTGATAAGAGGTGTTTAACTTATCTTTTAGTGTTTGTAAAGATTGAGCAACCTGCCTTTGATTTTCCTCTGTATAAGTAGGAGAAGGTTCAGGAATAACTATATCTACTTTAGCCATTACCTCATACCATCTGGTTGAATATCTGCTCTAAAAGTACCGTATCTCCAACTTTCATCAGTTGCAGTGTTTGCAATTTTTATACTTGCAAAACGAGACCTTGCTCTTGTATCAACTTTGTCTGTTGTGCTGTTTATAGTAAAGGGTCCGAGAGGCGAGGATGTTGCAGTATCATTAGGGTACCTTCTTAAATTAATAGTAATTTGTGCATTACCAGTAAGTAATTTAAAATCTGGTATAAATCTTCTCATACTTATAAATTGATTTCCATCACCTAAATCAAAATCTCCAGATTGTATAAATGCCGGTATGACTGTTTTATTACCGGCAGAGTCTACTTCATTGTTTCCAATTTCGTGTGCATAATAAGTTGATGCACCATTAACATTCGTAACTCCTTGAACAGTAGGAAAGGTTGGTGTGTTGGTAGAAAAAAATTCAGAAGCATAAGGAACTTCATATAAAGTAGAGTCATGCCAACTTGTTCTAGCTAAAGTTCCTGTAGTCCAAGTATTCTCAACATAATTATAAGTAACAACTCTATCAGGCTCACTAGAACCAGATTTTGGATAAAACCACATTATTTCTTCATATAAATGATTTAGACCAGAATAGATTGTTTCTCCTGCGTTATAATTAATACCTAAATTATCACCTTTACTTGTAAAAACAAAATCCTCTACTAAACATGGAACAGATTTAACTGTACCATCGTAAACAAAAAATCCACCGGCTTGACCCATCCACCATACTCTACCGTTTACATATCTAATTGCATGTTGACCTATCAATCCACAATTACTCCCAACTTGTCTTATAGAAAAAGTAAAAGGAGGACCAACAAATTGCATTACATAAGCAGATGTATCAGTTACTATTAATATATAATCTTTTGCTTTTGCTGCTCCTACAATTTTAACGCCAGAGTCTAATCTGAAAGTACCTGCAGTATTAGTTGAGGTTGGTATGTAATCTGATAAATTTTCTTGATCTGAAAATCTTATAAACATTTTATCTTGTGTTGAAGCACTGCCAATCGTAGTTTCAGTTCCTAATATTACTAAGTGTCTATCTCTTTCAGAAACGATAGACATTACTGAATTTGTAGGTGCATTCGAAATAATAGTTGCTCTTGTATCTAAAGCTGCAGTTGATACTGATAAAGGATCCCACTCAAAACTTTTTCCATTTTTCACAGTGCCTATTAATTTTTGACCAAAGTGATCTAAAGACCATGATGCAGGATCTAAAACATTTGTTGAAGAAAGAGCTGCTGATCCCCATGCTGTGTAGTATTCTACACCTGCTCCAGAACTGTGTGCAGATCTAGTACCACCCACTGCTCTAGTAATATTGTTTAAATCATTTCCTGTAACTCCAGAGTATGAAATAAATTCAGCTCCAACTTTTATAGTTCCTGATGCAGGAAATCCTGTAGTTGAGGTTAATGTAATATCTGTTCCAGATCCACCAGTACCAGAAGTATTGTCTGATAGAGATCCGTTAAGAGTATTAACAAGTCCAGATGCTCCACCCCAAGGGGATACTCCCCAACCATATCCATAACTTTGAGTTAATGGTCCTGGTTTTATGTAAGGATTAATTGTTGCCGCACCACTTGCAGCTACAGAAGTTCCTGCATTGGCAGCCATTGTTATTGTGAAGGTATCTATTGTAGGTACAGTAACAACTTGAAAAGTATTTGTAGTAAAATCACTTGCCGTATATCCAGCTCCAACAGGAGGTGTTACTGAAGTAAATGTAAACAGGTCACCAATTGAAAGACCATGACCAGGTTTATTAACCGTAACGGTTGGGTCAGTATTAACTGTTGTAAAAGTTGCACCCGTAATAGCGGTATCTAATGGTGTAATATCATAGAAAGCACCTTCATAATAAATAATTAAAGTTCTATTTGTGCCTAGAGCTGCGTATCTATTACCATCTAGATCTGCATAAATTAATTGTTCAGTGACTTTACCTAATAAAGTTTGATCTGTTATCTGTTCCCAACCACCAATTTTTTCAGGTAGACCATATCTGAATCTAACAAAATCGCCATCTGTCCACTGACCTTCTGCGCCTGTTTCTGTTACTTGTTTGTTAAATCCTGGTGCTATTTGTACATTTGTTAAAGGCATAGCACCATTATACTACATCCCCTTTATGTTATAAAGACTTACTTCCCTTCAATTTTGGTGTCTTCAAAGGTAAGTAGATTTTTTGTTTTTTCATCAAAATTACGATTTAAACCAACGGCTATACTGACTAAAACATTTGAAAAATGTTTTAGACTCTCAGCAGTCATTCTCAAGCCACCTTTTTCTTTTATTATTTGTTGTTCTTCTTCAGTAAATTGTATTAAACAAGATCCGTCTTCTTTTGATTGTAAAATTTTCATCTTTGCTTTCCTGTAGTTTTTAAAACATTATCATTTTTATGATGTTTGTATTTACCATTAGCATCTACCCAATGTAAAAAACATTGTGCTTGCCAATCACCTAAAAATTTTTCTCTCCAATGTTGTAAATCACAACCCAGATATATAACCGCATCGCCTGGATCTAAACTAACTGCATTACCTTCTATATATATTGGCCACTCAGTTTTATCTCCACCTAAACAAACTGTAGCAGATATTTCACAAGACGGTCTATCAGTATGTTTTTTTAAATCTGAATATAAGGTGTACATTCTAAAAAAAGAATAAGTTGGATAAAGACTTAGCCCACATTCTTCTTCCATTTTTTTTCTCTTAGTTTCTAATAATTTTTCAAAGATAGGCTTATAATCTCCCATGGTATTATAAACATTTGATTGAACCATATCTATTCCATTAGGATGTAAATTATTTTTATGATAATCCTCGACGTATTTACATAAAGAATTTGTTTCTTCCAATGTAAGAAAATTTTTTATTTTTTTAAATTTAAAATCTTTTATACTGCCCAACATACTACTGAATATCTCACACCTTTAGTTACTGGCACAACCCTATGGGGAAACATAAAATTAGATGGCCATATTACCATTTGATTAGAAACTGGTTTTATTTTTAAAGTTTGATTTGTCGTAGGAAAATTAAACTCAAGTTCACCACCCTCATAATCATCATTAACAAAATAAATTGCACTTAAAGCTCTGTTTGCACTTATACAAGAATCAGTATGCCAAACATAGTGACCCCCTGGTTCATACTTTAATATTTCTGGGTTAGAAAGTTTTTCTACTTTTTTAATAGGAAAATTATTTGACTTTAGGTAACGATGAAAATTAGTAGTAAAGGTTCTGTGAAAAAGGTTAGAATAATGTTGTATTGTTTTAGAAGAGTCTTCAATACTAAGGCCTCTTGCTTGCGCATTTCTCACTGTTTTTTTATTTTGTAGTTTATCACCTTGAAAGTATGATACTTGTTCATAATCAAAAGTTTTCCAAACTTCAAACATATCTTTTAATTTTTCTTTTTCAAATATATCTTCATACATAGATATAAACTTAATTATTGGTTGCCCTATTTCCATGATTTTTTTCTCCAAGCAATTGTTTTGTACTTATGTATAAACTTTCTTAAAAACTTTAGTCTAGCCCATCTTTCATCTCTTTCTGTATAATCAATTTGCATTTTCCAATTATCTCTTTTAAAAGGAATTACTTGTACATAAGGAGTTCCAACTTTTAAAATAGTTTGAAGCTCAGGGTATTTATCTCCATTTAAAACAATCGGAAAGTTAATATAGCTATCATAATTATCTGTATCAACAATCCCACTTAAAACTGTAAATCTATCATCTGCATTGTTAAGAGGAGCAGTAAATAAACAAGAATAGCCTGGAGGTGTTTTGATTATCCATGGATTTAAAATTTTATAAAAAGGTAAATCATTATTTTTTTTAACAAATGGGCATCCTCCATCGACTCCACCTAGTTGATGTATAGGATGAGTTTCACTATGAATATTAACATTTATATTTAGTGCACTTACAAAATTACCTATATCTTCTAAAGAGTTCCTAAAAAAAGAATCTTTTTTATTCGATTTAGGGTTTACAAAATTATGTTCAATAATCATATCTTGTGGTAAAGATAAAACATAACCTGTAGTCAATGTATCTAAAAAAGGAATACACCCTTTTATAGTTAGGTTTTCTAAATTATGACTTAATTTTTTATACCATTCAGGGATATTTAATTTTATAGGTTTCGGTAAATCTACTTTTAGATTGGCATATTTTTTTGGCGCAATGAACTTAATGATTTGTTCGCTCATTAAATTTTTATATACTAACTAAACTAATTGTAAAGTACTAATATTTGTTACTGAGTTA